ATTCTGAATAAGCCTTAGCTTGATCATCAACACTAGAGTATTTTTCTTTTAACCACTCTGGACGTTCAACAGCTTCTGCTTCTTCTACGTCTGGATTGTTCATCTTATCAGCTGCTGCTGTAATATCATCATTTGTTACTGCTTCTGCTTGCGTTTCCACAGGTGTATCTTCTATCAGTGTTTCTTCATCCATTTTTTACTCTCCGTTTGCTAGTTTAATTTGTTCGAGTATTTGTCGAACTATTTGGTTTTGCCCCTCTCTAATGCCTGCTCCAAACTGTGTGGAATTAACATATAGAACTGGACGTTCAACAGTGATAGAGGTTAGCCTGTTTAAAACAAACTTTCCTGCATCACTACTAAAGCATTGATAGAACTGTGAAGCAATCTCTTGTGCCTTTGCTTCATTATCAGCTCTCATCTGATTTAATTGATCCCCTTCAAGATCCAGCGCTCCCCAGCTTTTATCCATTTATATTTGCGGCCCTTGTTGTGGTTGTTGGCCAGCAGCCTGCGCTTGTTGTGCATTCATCATGTCAGCAGCTTGTTCTTGCATTACTGCTCTTTCGGCAGCCGTCCTTAGTAGCTTCTGTTCAATACCTAGCTTATGTCCTGTCCAGGCTACAATATCTTCTAACTTAGCGCCCAGTCCGAACATCTCTGGCCCGAATGCTGCGCCCATTTCCATGAACTGCTGCATTGATAATAGATCTTCTTGATCCTGCGCTCTGGCTAATGGTGAAGTGTGTTTGATGGTGACTAAACGACCATCGACTTTAACATCATCAATCTTGCCTTCTTTAGACAAAATATGCACCACACGTCTAATCACCTTCTCCACAAACTCAGTTTGCAACCTTGAGAAGGCTGAACCAGCACTCATGACTAACTCTTGCCCTCTAAGGCTCATCTCTGTTGCTGTCTTAGTGGGTGATTCCATGCCACCAAACGGTTCAGCAAACAAGCCTTTGTTAATTCTTTCTCGGTATTCAGATGAGATTAACTCACCGACATTAAAATCCCCTGAACGATCTAGTGGTTTGAGTGTTGGGTTAGAGTTGTCATTTGATCCTACCGGAATAACCGCCCCTGGTTCTAATGTCATTGTGTATGGATTAATCACCCCATCGTCTTGTGCTGTATAAACACCAGAGATAGCGAGTGCTGCATTGCGTAGGGTAAACTCATTAACCTTATTGAGTGTTTTAATGTCTGGTAGTAATTGCATCACACGACCACGACCCAGTGTTTCACCAGGCACGACCATCTCTCTGAATATAATCCAAGGCGATACTTCCATTTCTTCGGTGTAAATGATGTGCTTTTGTTTCTTCTCAATAATGCAAGTGTAGTACATATCAGCTTCTGGCTCATACACACACCCCTCAATGATGGTTATTTTGGCATTCGGTTTAGAAGTAATAAGCTTTTGTGTTTCACTAGATACATTCGCACCTTCCCACTCACGTTCAATGTTACGTGCAGCCACTTCTCTTTCACGCCAAACCGTTTCAATGCTAGAGTTAGGGCCTTCTTCTGGGTATATTTCAGCTAAAGGAACCGCATTAAACTCAAGGATTGATGCAGCGCCTAGTTTCTTCGAGCGCTCAATCGTCATTGCACCAGTTGAGATGGCTAAGTCTAAGAATGCTTCATGTGTTTGGGTGGCAAAGTTAGAGTGATTGATGTGATCAAAGATAATTCTAGTTGTCTCATCAAGCAAAGTCTGTGCTTCTTCTTTGTGTTCTTCTGCAATTTCACTTCCAGGTGTCAGTATTGACCATCTACGCCAAGGCGGTGTCATTGTTGCTTGCATTCGAGAGGCAAAAGACTGAACACCAATCACTGCGGTTGAATCGAATATGTCTCGGTTCTTACGTTGACCTGCCGAATAAGAGTTAAACGTCTCTCTTTGGGGTAAGGTGTATTCGTAACACTCTCTTAAATGATCAATCCAAGGTGCTTTCCTTGCTTTAGCAACTTCAAAACGATCAATCAGTTGTTTGATTGTTCCAAGTTTTTTAGGTATTTTGTATTCCATACGTTATCCTAGTTTGTCTGATACGCCCATAGCTGAACCAGAGATCAGTGAGCGTCTGCCATCACGTAAACGTCTTTTCTTTTTACTTGATCCTAGTGTGTCTTTTGCTGCTGCATCGGATTTTGCAGGATCAGTGATAGGAGTTCCAGCTGTAACTTTATTCATGATCTTATTACCAAGATCTGCCGCATCTTTAGATGCTGGCTTTCCAGTAGCTGTCTCTGTTACTTTATAGGCTGGTTGCGGATCTGCCTTTTTAACAACTCCTGTTTTAACAGCAACTTTTCTCATCATTCCACCCATTAGCCTAGTCCTTTCTTCAGGCCTGTCTCTTGGCCACTGAACAATGAACGTCTGCCGTATCGACCCGATACTCTTGTGCGTTTTCTCTTAGCGTCTTTTTCTGCTGTTGTTGGTTTAAGTCCTGCTTCGGTTGTTGATAGTGAAGCTCTGCCTGTGCCTGCTTTAGACTTCTTTGCTGCATCTAGCTTAGTATCGACCTTTGCCGTTTCACTACGCACTCTGTCTCGATAAATAATAGTAGGTGCTGGTGTTGGTGGTGCTTTAGGTTTGCTGAATAATCCGCCCATTTTGTTTCTCCAAATAATTAAATAACTGCCAAGCTGTGAACAGAAACCATTTGCGAACCCCTAGTATTGCTTTCACTTGTTCTACACAAGTGCTTACAGTAGGCCAAGGCGCTCTTATTCGTTTTGAGTCTCGCCACACTTTGAGATACAGTATAGCACTACAATCTGTATTTGCAACTACATTTAGTATTGAATCGTACTTACCAAAATTAAGCACATCAATGTCAGTGTGTCCTAAATGTGGATAATAACCAATCCAGTTAAAGCCATCCCATCTAACCGCATAACAATGCCTAAAGCCTGGCTGTAAATACTTAGCCCACCAGTATTGCATATCACCTTGTTCAAAGACGATGAACCAATCAATAAATGACTGATCCCAAGTATCGAGTAGTGCTTGTTGTTTAAGCCACACTAGAACACACTCCACTCTTGTTTCATTACTGCTTGCGTATTCAAACCCATTTCCTTTTTATCTCTCCAGGCTACTGCAAAGTATCTCCAGCTATCACCACCATGTGAACTCCAGTCATGAAGCGGCCTGTCTTTAAAAACCCTTTTGTCCTCGTCATACTCGCAACGGTAATAGCTCAAGGCCCTCAGTCCATCAGCGCAGCGTTTCTCGTCAAAGTAACATCTAGGGAATATTCGTCTTGCTGCTTCAATACCGTCCATGATCGGAATGTTTGGCGTTACTCTGAACACAATACCCATCTGTCTTGCTTGATCCTTTCTGGTCTTGCCGCTTGTTAGTTCTCTTACCTGGATGTCATGTGGTGCGAAGTGATCCTTGAAGGTGATTGAGTGTTTATCTCTGAAGTCATGCAAGTGGTTGATGTAGTGTTGTAGTCCTTCACCAGAGTTCTCATAGTAACTGATAACTCTAAGCTCTGTTCCTGCTTGCTGCACCATCCATATTGCTGTTGCGTCTGCTATGCCTAGATCCCAGAATGTACTGACTGGAAGTATTGGATCAATAGGTACTCGACCTATGCGCCCACCTTCTCTTGCAGCTTCGATCTGCTTGCCGTAGTATGTTCCTTTTTGATTCTCTAAACACTCACCTTCCCAGATGTGATCGTACAACACCTTGTCTAACTTCATTAGGTGTTTGCGTTCCTTCTCTAGTTCTTTTGGAAACCAGGGGTTGTCTGACCAGTTCACCTTCACAACATAAGAATCTTCTGGTGGATTGAGCACGAACCTTTGGTATGTTGGATCTAATTCATCACTAGGGTTGAAACTTAACCAGATCTCTGAGTTGTTCTTACGAATAGTTGGGATCAATGTATCCCATGAAGTTGATGATACCTTCTCAGCTTCTTCCACCCACACACGATCAATACCTTCCATTGACTTAATCTTGGTAATGTTTGATTTCAGTCCTTCAAAGATGAAGCGACTACCATTGCGGCCAAGGATCTGAGTCTTTTGTACTTCAAAGAACGGATCTAATCCCATGCGCTCTATTGTGTCTGCTAAGATCTGGATCACTGAGTCCTGGATTGATCGCTGCATTTCTCTAGCGCAAAGTATTCTAGTCTTTGTTTGATATGCCTGCATGATCAGCAGCTGTGCTATTGACCAAGACTTACCAGAACCACGACCACCATAAGCAACCTTGTATCTACTTGGCTGCATGAACGGTTCAAATTCTTCAGTGATCTGGATCGTTAGTTCGCTCATGCAACCTTTCTAGCAAACTCTGCTCTGACATTCTTTAGTACATGACAGATAATATCAACCGTCCAACCATTACCAAGCATCTTGTATCTCTGTGTATTTGATACGCCCTTGGTATATCCATCGGGAACGGTTTGTAAACGCTCACATTCCATTGGTGTTAGTTTGCGATAAGTTGGTGGAACAAC